CGGCCGCTCAGCAGGGCATGCCGGGCTCCGGGTTCGGCCAGGGTAACTACGACAACGCGCTGCCGCTGGAGGCCACGACCTCCGAGCGTGCGCCGCAGATCCAGGAGCTGGAAGCCAACACCGGCTCTGGCGCTTCTCAGGACGTGGTGCCGGTCAACGACCCGGCCCTCGGGCAGTCCGACCCCTCGGCGGATGTGGCCAACGGTGACGAAGGAACCCAGCGAGACGGGAGCAACATGAACGGCAACCAGCGGTCGGCCAGCCGCCACGAGGCGTACTCCGGCCTGGACCAGGTCCAGCAGACGGTGGACCCCAGCGACACCCAGCAGCGTCCCACGCAGCTGCCCCAGGACGTGGCCTTCCCCTGGGTGCTCTCGCCCAACAACGTCGGCCAGAGCATCCAGCAGGCCGAGCAGCAGATCGCCGAGCGTGATCAGCGCAAGGGCGCGGCCCGGCAGGCGGCCCTCGCCGCGCGGCAGGCCTACGTGGCCGCGATGAAGCAGGCGGGCTACGACGACTCGGGCTGGGCGGGCGACATGGGCGCGGGCGGCTACCAGCCGGGCGTCCCGCCGCAGGGCGCGGGCGGCAGCAACCTGGGTCAGGCCCCGCCGCCCTACGGCACCGGCGGCGACAACGGCAACCAGCCGCTGAAGCCCTTCGGCGCCGACGAGGCCAACGACTACACCAACGACCCGGGCGACAACCTCCAGCCGGGGGCCGACCTGCACGCCGACGTCGGCGGCCGCGTGATGACCACCGGCTCGCGGTACGCGGCCGACCCGGAGATCAGCCTCGCGCTGAAGTTCATCGCCACCCGCGAGGCGTGGCTGGACCAGGCGCAGGGCTGACCGCGATGAGCCTGGTACGCACCGCCGACGGCTTCTCGTCGGCCGACGTCGAGGGGATGGGCCTGGATCCGCAGTCCCAGGACCCGGCGGGCTACCAGACTCCGCGCGACCTCGGGACCCGGCCGGACACCGATGGCCAGGACCCGGCGACACCCGGCGGCCCGGCTCCCTACAACGGCGCCGAGCCCACCGGGAAGCCGGTGACCACGGACCCGATGTGGCAGAGCCCGGACGAGCCGCCGAAGCCGCCTTACAGCCCGACGCCGTATCTCGGCCCGGGACCCAGTGTGGACGTGACCACCTTGCACAACGCCCGGCTTCGACCGGTGGAGGAGACGATGACCGTCGATCTGTGGGTCGAGGCGTCCCACGACGTCGCGCAGGAACTGGAGCACGAGCGCCTGGTGCGCGCCAAGGTGGCCACGTCGGCCATCTGGCCGTTCCTCTCAGCCGCGCGAACCGAGCGGGAGTTCGGTCACCGGATGGCGCTGTGCGGGGACGAGCTGGAGCAGCTCTTCCCCGAGGACGACTTCCGCACGCGGGTGACCGCGTCGCTGACGCAGGACTTCCTCCTGGTCAAGGAGGCCGACTACGAGGCGATCGACTTCGACACCCGGGAGATCACCGCCGACCCCATCGTGGCCACGGCCCAGGGCGTCGACTGGATCCGGCACGAGGCGCTGGCCGAGTCCGACGTCCCCGACGGCGGGCAGAGCGGCACCCCGGGCAATCCGGCCTACTTCAGCAACGGGCCGGAGGCGGGCCCGAACACCGGCTCCGATGGCCAGTTCGCGCAGATGGAGCCGGACCCGTACAACCCGATGAACGAGCAGTACCCGATGCAGCCGAGCCAGTGGGTGGTCCCGCCGAACGCGGGCTGGGTCGACCGGCCGATGAACTTCGGCAAGGCCAGCTCGGCGGGCTACGTCGGCGAGGGCGTGCAGACCGGCCCCGGCCAGAACCCGGACTACTTCACCGACACCGAGGGCACGGCGGGCACCGCGAACCAGGGCGGCTTCCCGCCGGACATCGCGCTGCCCGAGCCGGACGAGCGGGTCGACGCCTACGGCGGGGTGCCGCCGGTGCAGTCCGGTGGATCGACCGGCGGGGACGTGTCCTACTCGAACTCGGGCAAGCAGGCCTCGCGCTGGGTGGTGGCCGACAAGGACAACCACGGCGCCTGCGCGCACTGCAACAGCCCGGTCTACCGCGAGGGCGACACCTGGAAGCACCTCGGCGGCAACCCAGGTCACGGTGTCCGGCTGCACGAGGATCACCCCTGGATCGCCGCTCAGCAGGCGAATCGGGTCATGGCCGTCCGACACACCGCCCCCGGCGGTGGCGAACACGCCCCGTATGAGGTCCGCCCGGTCGATGGTGGCTACGCGGTGTTCAACGCCAAGGGCGAACGCAAGAACGACGAGCCGAAGTCCAAAGAGGACGCTCACGAATTCCAGAAGGCGCTCTACGCCAACGTTCCCGGCGCGAGTGAATCGGCGAAGGCCGCTTCGCTGCGCTGGGTGGTCGCCGAAGCGTCCTCCTCGGACACCGGTGGCGTCGCCCCCTCGCAGACCGACACCAGCAGCGCGCCGACGCCCCCGGCTTCCATGCAGCCCGGTGGGCCCGGCGCGGAGGCGGGCCAGCCACTGACGATCCCGAACCAGTCGGCCAGCGCCAATCCCTTCGCCACCGGGGGAGGCGGACCGGAGCAGGCGGGTCCCAACCCCAACAGCGGCAACAACCCCTTCATGGCCAGCCGGTACGTGGTCGCGGACACGATGAACCGGCCCACGGCGGACAACCCGCTCGGCGTCGACTCCGGCGACGAGTTCGACCTGAACAACTGGGACAAGCCCGCCGAGCAGCGACCTCGGCAGGATGCAGTCTCGCGGAACGTCAACACTCCGCAGCGGCCCGGCCGACCCATCCCCGTGCGCTCTTCCGACGGCGGCCCCGACGAGGAAGAAGAGGAGGAGCGGGAGTGAGCATCCAGATCATCTGCCTGGACTGCGGCGAACGCGGCAAGATCGATCGCCCCGAGCCGGAGATCCTGCACGCCTGCGGCTCGAAGAACGTCGATCTCTGGGACGACAGCGACGAGGCACAGCGCCGGATCGCAGTCCATCGAGCCGGACCGGAGCCGACCTTCACCGCGTTCCTGCGCGAGGCCTCACAGCCGCCGATGCCGCGTCCGAAAGACGACGATGGCCGGGCGCCGGTGGGCACTGACCCGGTGGCGGGCTGGGACGAGTACCCCGGCCCCGGGCCGCACCCGAACGGCCTGAATGCCCCGGCACACACCGAGACCCAGGGCCGCGCCCCGACGCGCCCGGTCCCGGGCCAGGTGAACGAGTCGAACCTCTACGTCTACGACAAGCACGACCCGCACCCCGGCTACGGCGAGAACCCGCCCGCGCCGCTGGTCGCCGAGCACGGCTACGACGATCCCTGGGTGACCAAGACGCCGTTCCTGGGCCAGCGGCGCGTGGCGCAGACGGACAAGCCCGGCCTGCTGCTCAGGGGCGCCAGCTGCCCGCGCTGCGGCACGGCCGACACATCGATCATCCCCGACTACCGCGACCACGCGCACTGGTTCTGCGGGATGAAGCTCTGCGGCTCGCTGGCCGACCTCGATGTGCACCCGGAGATCGACCCGTACCACCCGCCGCGAGAGCGCGCGGGCGGCTGGGGTCAGGACCAGTTCCGGCGCGACAAGAAGCGCGTCTTCGCGGGCAAGAAGGACGGCCAGATCCTGCGCAGGATCGCCACCATCGGCCAGGTCAATCCGGGGCTCTCCCTGTCCGAAGCGGTGCATCTGGCTCGTCAATCGGTGATCCAGTACCCGGAGGCGTGAATGTTCCACGAGGGGCAGATGCTCACCAGCATCGGCGACGGCAGCAACGGTATCCGGCTCGGCACGCACGGCAAGATCCTCGCGCTCGCCAGCTCGAACGCCGGGCACGTGCAGTGGTTCACCGGGACCCGTGGGGCCTCGGTGACCTTCGAGCGCGAGCTGGACGAGGTCGCGGCCCCGGCCACCAAGCGGGTCCAGGCGGCCATGGTCGACCCGGACGGCTGGGAGGACTCGCTGGAGGTCGGGCCGGTGAGCAAGACCGGCGCCGCGCACCTGATGGCCACCGGCGGTGTCGCGAGCGTGATCCAGCAGCTGGCCAGCGTCGGCGCCTTCGCCGACACGACGGACGTCGGCGAGGAAGCCCTGGCCTTCGCCGAGGCTCGGCTGCGGCACTCGGCCAGCCTCCAGGCCTACCTCGCCGAGCTGGACGAGGAGGATCGGAACCTGATCTACCGCGTGGCCAGCCGGGACCTGCTCACCCAGGCCTGCGGAGGGACCGATGACTGAGCGCTACGTGGTCCGGCTGGGCTTCACCGATCTGCCGGAGAACGCACCGCGCGGGCAGCGGCTGGCCCGGCTGCTCGCCGAGGACATGCCGCCGATTCGGAAGCTCGCGCACGACTCTGGCGATCCTCAGGTGGTCTACCACTGCCCCAGTTGTGGCTCCGGCCAGGTGATCGCGCGCTCGGATGGCACGATCGAGTGCGGCTTCTGCAAGAACTGCTTCACCGTGCAGGTCCAACCGCGCTATCCGGCCTTCCCGCAGACCATCAACGGCCAGCCGATCCAGGTGCCCGGGATGGGCCCGCAGTGGCCCGGCCAGGACGACGACCAGATGATGCAGGCTCAGGACGCCGCTGAGGGCATCGACGTCGATCCGGAGGACGAGGAGTCCGACAATCCGTTCGCGGACGGCCAGGACGCCGCTGGGCCGCCGGACGACGACGAAGAGGACGACAAGGACGGCGGAGGCAACCCGTTTGCCAAGAAGTCCTACCGGACGCGCTCGGGCGTGGCCGTCCCCCACGACGCCTTTCTCCGGCACGTGGCCCTGGAGGCCGCGCGCGACCGGAAGGCAGTCCTGAAGGTCATCCGCAGCCAGATCGGGGTTCACTGATGCCGCACTACCGCGTCCTCCAGGACGGCTGGACCGACGACTCCGGCGAGCACGCGTTGGACAGCACCGTCGAGCTGAGCCGCGACACTCCGGCCGAGGCCGCCGAGGTGGACCGGCTGATCAACTACGGTGTGATCGAACCCGCCACCCAGAAGGCTGCGGGCACGTCCTCCAGCAGGAAGAAGTAGGTGGCGCGTGGCCGACTTCCGGGTCAACGATCGTCGAGGGCAGCCGCGTCCCGAGGGAACGCCGGGAGCCAGGTCCTCGGGCATTGTCGTGCCCACCCGGAGCCTCTCCCCTGGCCGGGCCTACACCGAGGATCCCGTGGTCGCCGAGATGCGCCGCAACCGCCGGGTCTCGGCGCTGCGCAAGCGCGCTACCGGTGGCGGCGGGATCGTCTCCGACACCTTCACCGGCGGGGGCGGGGGCGGTGACCTCGCATTCGCCCTGGGGCGCCCGCGCGACCCGATGTTCTACTGGCGACAGAACAATCTCCCCTTCGACATTTCCAAAGACGAGGAAATGGCGAAGCTGCGGGAATTCTGTCGCCTGCTTTACCTGAGCCACCCGATTATCGCCAGCTGCATCGACATCTACGCGAAGTACCCGCTTCAGGGAATGTCCATCAAATGCAAGGACAATCAGCTCAAGGAATTCTACGAGGACCTGTTCTTCGAGCAGCTGGACTACCGGAAGTTCCTGGTCGACGTCTCCCGCGAGAAGTGGATGGTCGGCGAGGCCTTCCCGCTTGGGACCTTCAACGAGGTCCTCGGCGTCTGGGAGTCCGAGGAGCTGCTGCACCCGAACGACGTGTTCGTGGAGCGCAGCCCGATCAGCCGTGACCCCCGTTTCCTGATCAAGCTGCCGCAGGCCCTGCGCGACGTGCTGCGCAACCGGCAGCCGGTGTGGGAGTACCAGCAGCTGGTGGACAGCTACCCCGAGCTGGTCGCCTACGCGGGCGAGAACAGCCGGATGCCGGTCAGCGGCATGCTGCTCAAGCAGATCAAGTTCGAGGCCGACACCTTCCACAAGCGCGGCATCCCGATCATCATGCGGGCGTTCCGGGCCGTGCTCCAGGAGGAGATGCTCAACACCGCGCAGGACGCCATCTCCGACCGGCTCTATACGCCGCTGCTGCTGGCCAAGCTCGGCGCCACCGCGAGCGACCTGGGTACCGACGTCCCCTGGATCCCGACCCAGGACGAGCTGGACGACTTCCGCGAGTCGCTGGACGACGCACTGGCCGCCGACTTCCGCGTCATGGTCCACAACTTCGCCACGACCATCGAGAACGTCTTCGGCAAGGAGGAGATGCCGGATCTCTCTGGCGATTTCGACCGCATCGAGGACCGGATGCTCCAGACCTTCGGGCTGAGCCGGACCATGCTCCAGGGCGCCGAGGCGGGCGAGACCTATGCGGCCGATGCGCTCAACCGAGACATCGTCACGCAGCTGATGACCGATCACCAGAAGCAGCTCAAGGACTTCGCGCGCGATCGCATGCGGATCGTGGCCGAGGCCCAGGAGCACTTCGACTACGACGTCCGCAACGGCAAGCGGTACGTGAAGATGGAAGAGGTCCTGCTGCGCGACGAGGAGACCGGCGAGGACAAGATCGTCGAGCAGCCGAAGCTGCTCGTGCCCGAGCTGGAGTTCGACACCCTCAACCTGGCCGACCAGGCCCAGGAGCGCCAGTTCATCGAGGCCCTCACCGCCACCGGCGTGCCGATCCCGCAGGAGCGCCGGATCCTCGGCACCGGCCTTGACTTCGAGGAGATGCTGGAGCAGAAGAAGCAGGAGCAGATCCGGCTGGCCGTGCTGGAACAGGAGACCCGCAAGGAGACCTACGAGGCCCTCCGGGACGCGGGTCTGCCGATCCCGGACGATCTGAAGAAGGATTTCCAGCCGATGGCGCTCAACGCCCAGGACCCATCCGAGCAGGACATGGTCATCCCGACGATGGGCAACAGCGACACGCCGACCCCTGCGCTGGCTCCGACCGAAGAGGACCTGGCCGAGGGCGAGGGCGCGGACAACACCGACTCGCAGGCCCAGGTGATCCCCATGCCGATCAACGCCCAGGTGCCCGAGGAGGGCGACCAGCGGCCGCCGGAGTCTGACGAGCAGCGAGCCAGCATGCCGAAGCCCGCGTCGCGCAAGGTGGCCTCGTTCCGCTACCGGTACGGCCAGATCCGGCATGCCATCGCCGCGCACTACGTCCCTCCGGACAACTCGATCGAGGACATCCACGACGAGGAGAGCGGGACGGTCGTCAAGCGCCCGGAGAACTACCGGCCCACCGGTCTCTACGGACCGCCCCGGCACATCGGGATGCGCCGATATGTCCAGGTCGACCCCGGCGAGAAGTGGAAGCCGGAGTGGGACGAGGAGACGGGCTGACGCCCGGCCTGCCGGTCGTGGTGGCCAGGCCACCCAAACACTGAGGAGGCCACATGACCACGCGGCACGTCGGCGGCGTTCGTCCCGAGGACTACTGGGAGTACCAGCCGGGCGAGCACGTCATGACCATCGACGGATTCCCGGGCGTGGTCGAGCAGGTCGAAGACGGTCCGATCGCGGGCGCGGAGAACTACGTCGTCAAGCTCGACAACGGCATGGGCGGCGGCAACTACAGCGCCTCGATGCTGTCCAAGATGCCGACCAGTCGGTCTGCCGCCGGAGTGCACCTGGCCGTCGAGGATTACCCCGAGTTGGGTGGCATCCTCGACGAACGGCCGGACCCGGGCAAGATGACCTTCACGGCGACGTTGAGTCAAGAGCGCCAGGAAGCGGATGCCGAGGACCATGATGAGCCCGGCGGCGACGGACCGTCCAGCTGCTCGTACTGCGGCTCGACCGACTTCAAGGACCTGACGGACAACGGCCGCGTCCGGCAGGCCACCTGCGCGACCTGCGGCGGCACGATGTCCGCGCACGAGGGCGCGCAGTGGACGCCCGAGCTGATCGGCGACCCCTCGAACCACCCGTCCCCGGCAGTCGATCCGCGCTCGGGCGCGTCCGGAGCGGGCGGGCAGGCCGGGATCAACGACTTCCTCGACTTCGACTCGCGCGTGAGCACCACGGCGGCCGCCGAACCGGAGGACGACACCAAGACGATCCCGACCAAGCGAGTGGGCTTCGCCGGGTACGTCGAATCCCAGAAGACGAACTTCCCCGACCACGGCGACAACCCCGACTGGGACGACGAGCAGGCGGTCGGTGCGCATGCTGGTGTGCACGAGTTCCGGGGCTACAGCGGTCGCGAGAACGACTTCGCGCACTGGCACGCCAAGGGCGAAATCCGGCCGGTCCCGCTGGGCGGCGGCAACGTCTACGCGACGCAGCCGCGTGTGACGAAGCGGGGTGTTGACGCGTACCTGAACGACCCCGGGCGCAAGTCGGGCAGCGGGCGGCCGAACTACCCGGCCAACGACCGGCCGATCTTCGTCAAGCACCACGACGACTACTACACGCTGGACGGCCACCACCGGACTGCCGCCGCGATGCTGCGCGGGGACAAGCAGGTCGAAGGCCACGTTTACGACGCCGACAAGCACGGGTTCCCCGAGCCCGAATGGTCGCCGATCTCCAAGCGCCTGCCGCGCTCGCTGAAGAAGTACTCGGCGCTGGCGGGCGCGTACCTGGGCTGCGGTTTCGACACCGACGACGAGGCCGAGGCGCTCCGGCATGAGCTGGACCACCACGACGACGGCTTCTGCTCGGCGCCCGGCCACCAAAAGACGGCGGCGGCAGACGGGCCGGACTGGTGCACCTGGCGCCGGACAGCGCGCTGCACCTACCCCGGCGACATCAGCGCCGGTGGTCACGTGCTGGGCATCCCACAGGACCGGGGTCCGTGTCCCTGGGAGACCCGCTGGCAGCAGCAGGTGTGCCCGATCTCCGAGCCCGGCCCGATGGCGCTCATGCAGGCAAAGGGATCCATTGAACTACCTCTTCAGGTAGTATCCGGTGCGACGACAGCCGCACTGGAGGCCCGCGTGGCATCTGACGAAGACGACTACCGGATGCAGCACCAGGCGCCGGACGCCGACTATGGCGCTCCGCTGCACGACGTCGAGAAGCACATGCCGGACTTCTACGAGCACCCGGAGTACTACCACTACGGCCAGGAGCACTTCCACGACAGCGCGAGCGTGATCCGTGCTGCCCGAGATCAGCCTGAGAAAATGATCCACGTCTACCGGGCGCTGCCTGCCGAGCACGCGCACAAAGGCATCCGCCCCGGCGATTGGGTGTCGACCTCCAAGGACTACGCGCGCGGCGAAGGCCGAATGAGCGATTCCAAGAACGACTACCCGGTGATCCGCGCCCGGGTCCCCGCCAAGCACCTGCACACCGAGGGTGACGTGCACGAGTGGGGCTACAACGGCCCGGACACCGTGCACGGGATGGTGGTCTACAAGGGAGGCCACAACCAGGAAGTCCGGCACAACGCCGACGGGATCATCAAGCAGGTTCAGCGGCGACCGAAGAAGGAAGCCGCTGAGACGGCGAGCGCCATGGCGCGTCTCGCCAGCAAGATGGCCGAAGTCCTCGGTCCGGGCTCAGCGAATCGTCCCCAGAGCAACAACATGGTCACGCATGGCGCGAGGCACCCATACCGCCAGACCGTGCAGACGGCCAGCGGCTACCAGGATCAGGACCGGGAGATCGAAGGCCCGCTCTACCACGGCGGCCGGGCGAAGGTCGGACCTGGTGATCACATCACTGTCGGCCGGAAGCCGAACAACTGGGGTGACGAGGGGCCGAAATCGACGCACAACTACTTCACCACCGACCGAGAAACGGCCGCATCCTACGCTCGCAACCTCGGTCACAAGGGACGGGTGTACGAAGTCGAGCCGACCGGCGACTTCAAGAAGGACTACGGCCCGAATGACTTCAAGACACCGCATCCGCTGCGCGTAGTGCGCGAAGTTCCTCACGAGGAGTGGGCGTGATGATTCAGAAGCTGACTCCCGAATCCGGATTGCCTCTGCTGCACCCGCACGACACGCACGAAGAGCGCACGACCAAACTCACGCAGCACTACCAGTACCTGAAGGACGACCCGGGGCCCGAAGACGAGGCGTACGGCGAGGGGCATCACCCACTGGCCGTACACCACCAAGAGCACGGCGTCCCGAAGTTCGAGGTGAACACCCACCTCACGGAGGAGCCCGAGGTCAAGGCTCCCATTGCCGCGCAACTGTCCCGGCACCTGGTTTATCTGCCCGCCGGGAAAAGGCCGAATGTCAGCATCTCCAGCCCGAAACATGACGGGGCGATGGAGGACAACACCGTCGCGTATTTTTCGCCGGAACGGAACAGGATCGGCGTCCACCGTGGCTTGGCGCGGAGCATGGAGCACGATCCGAAAATCCCCGGAGTCGTGATCTCCAAGGGATACCTCTCCAAGCACGGGAGCACGCCGTTGAAAAGTCACGTCTTGACCCACGAAAGTGGGCACGCACTGGACTTCAGCAAGCACGAAGTCCCTGCCGACGACGAGGACGGCGGCAACGAGGAGCGCTCGCACCTGCTCAACAGGATCGCGAAGACGATTCCCGGAACGACCCCGTATAAGCACGGGTCCAGCAAGTACCGCTGGATGCTGGACAACCGCGAGCACTTCATCAACCACGTCGGGCCCTATGCCGCAACGAGCGCGTCGGAACTGATCGGCGAACTGTATGCCCAGCATCATCATCACCCCGAGCCGAGCGACGCTGCTCGGGTAGTCGGGCGACACCTGGACGGAGAACCCGATGACGATCGAGGCGCCCACGCGGGAGAAGCTGGAAGCTCTGCTGGCCGAGCTGCACCAGAAGGAGTCAACTCCGGAGGTGGAGCGGGCCATCGAGAAGATCGAAGCCCAACTGGAGGAGCTTTCCGAGGCAGGCTGACCCCGGAGGCGGCGACCATGCTGCGCACGGCCGCGCGTGATCGCGAGTTTGGCTTCCACGTGACGGCCAGCTGGGCCGACGTCCAACGCAAGGCGAAGCGGATCCGCGCCGAGGGCGGGGTGACGATCGTCATCGCCTCGAACGACGGCGTCGGCGGCCACGTCAAGGGCGACCACGGCACCTACGAGGCACTGCTGGTCTACCGGCCGGGCACGCACAAGGTGGCCGACTGGACCTGCGGCTGCAAGTGGGCGGCCTACGCCTTCGAACGCAGCCCCGGCTTCCAGCGGTTCGAGGGCCGCAAGTGCTCGCACGCGCTGGCGCTCCAGTTCGAGGCCCAGAGCCAGGGCATGTTCGGCAAGGAGATCCACCCCGCCGAGCCGACCTCGCGCGAGCGATCGATCGTCCGGTACGACCCGGACGAGGGCGCCCATGTCTTTGCCCGGCCCTACGAGGGCTCGCTGATCGGGTCGCTGGTCGCCCGGCTGCGCGACGAGGACGCCGACCCGGCCGAGGTCGTCGGCAACCTGGTGCGCGCCGGAGTGCGTCACCGTACGGCTGTACTGCTGTGGAAGACCGCCGAGCACCACGAAGACGACGGCGAGCGCCGCTGCCCGCACTGCGGGGGCTTCATCGGCGTAGAGGCCGTCGAGCACCACCGCTGTCCGCACTGCGGGGCGCCGCTGGGCGGCGAGGGCCACGAACACCACCACGAGGCCGCCAAGAGCAACCCGCCCGGCCCGAAGGTCTCCGGCATCGCCCTGAAGGCACACGACACCGGCCGCGTGCTGATGCTCCAGCGCGGGCTCGACGACGAGAAAGATCCGGCACGAGGTCTTTGGGAGCTACCCGGAGGCCACCACGAGGACGGCGACCGCACCAGCCTGCACGCGGGGATCAGGGAATTTGAGGAAGAGATCGGCCAGGAGTTCCCGCTGCACGGCGTGGTCAAGCACACCTGGACCTCTCCGAACGGGGTGTACCAGGGACACGTCGTGGTGATCCCGTCCGAAAAGGACCTGTCCATGAAGGACGGCCGAGTGGTGCCTAACCCGGACGACCCCAAGGGCGACTGCCACGAGCAGGCTGCCTGGTGGGAGGTCGAGCACGCGAAGAAGAATCCGGCGCTCCGGCCCGAGGTCAAGGCGCATACGCCGTGGAACGAGATCACCAAGGCTTCGCTGGACGCGCCGAAGCAGGCCAGCGCCTGGGACCCGATCTCGAACACCAACCCGCAGCCGGGGCGCGGTACGAGCGAGCCCGCGCACTCGAACACCACCAACCCGGCCAGTACCGGTTGGGCCGCCGGGGAGGATCCGGACAACTGGAACAACCTGGACGCGAACCCCGAGCCGCTGACTCCGTCGCTGGGCTTCGACGCGGTGCTGCACAACGAACCCGAGCCCGCTCTGCCGACGACCTACGGCGACGAGGACGCGACCATGCGCCCGATGGAGGCGACCCCGGCCGACCTGGACCCCATCCCGGACAACCCGCCCGCACAGGTGGCGCCGGACCAGGACGCGAACATCCACCTGCTCGACGGCGGCAGTTCGCTGCCGAACAGTTACCACGCCAGCGCGGTGCCGGAGAGCCAGGAGGTGGCCGACGTGATCGCCGCCTTCCAGCGCACGGCGGCCGGGCAGGAGCTGGCGGCGGGCGCGAGCAAAGCCGACGACGACATCGCGGCGGCCGCGAAGGCCCACCTCGCGAAGGAGGCGGCGGCCAAGTTCGACTTCGCCGAGCAACAGGCGCTGATCAACGAGGGGAACGACGGCCGCAAGGCGCGCAACCTCGGGGACCTCAAGATCGAGGGGACCCACTACGAGCTGCTGGAAGCAGCCCTTGCCCACCAGGACGCCGATCCGTCCGACATCTTCAGCTGATCAAGGAGAGCCCCATGACCGACGTCGCCCCCGTCGAGGAAGTCCCGCAGGAGCAGCCCGCCGCCGAGGAGACTCCCTGGTCGCCGTTCCCGGACCAGGACCCGGCCGTCTTCGACGTGGACAAGCCGCTGAACCAGGCTCAGCTACACAGCGAGCTGGAGAAGGCGCTGGACGTCCCGGTCCAGCTCTCCACCTCGCAGGCGCCCGGAGACACGGTCAGCACGCTGTGGCTAGTACCTGGGGACGTCGACAAGGAGCAGGTACAGACGGTCATCGACGAGCATGAGGCCGATCCCGAGTGGGGCGTTCCGGGCAGTGCTCGCGACTTCCTCGCGCTGGTGCGGAAGATCATCGAGGACGAGAGCTACCAGCTCAGCCAGGACGAGATCCAGACCGCGCTCAAGGGGCTCATCCTCCGGTCGCAGGGGGCGTAATCACCTGATCATTCAGGGCTACGGATGCCTGTCCGTAGCCCTGATTCTGGTGCCAATTTGCGACAAAGGAGGTAATCGTGGAGCTGCTCGTTTTGGTCTTGGCCATCCTCGCCGTCGCCGGTACCGCGCTGCACACCATCCTGTGGGCCACGGTCCCGAGCTACCGCAGTCCGCTGCTGTTCCATCTGGCAGCCCTCTGCGGCTTCGTGGCCGTGCTCGTGCTGGCGCTGAAGTAGCGCCGGACGGGTCCTGACCCCTGTAACTGCACGTCCGTCAGGTGACGAGGAGATTGAGCCGTGCCGATGCGTCCGCTTCCGCGATGGCTGCACCTCCTCGCCTACCTGTTCATGAGCGTCTCGGCCGTCATGTCGTTCTTCGTCCCGCTGGCCAGCTTCGCGCTGGTCAGCTGGAAGATCTACATCTACGTGTGGGCCGCGTCGCTGACCGTGGGAGGCCTCGTGGGTGTCCTGGGTGCATCCCTGCGAAACCTCGGCTTCGAGCTGGCGGCCATTACCCTGCTGCTCACTGGTTACGCCGCGTACACAGTGATCTTGTTCGCTCGCGGAGTGACCCTCATTTCCGACCACCGGCTGGCCGAGATCCCGGGGCTGGTCTACGTCCTCTTCAGCACGCTCGCCCTGTGCCTGCTGCTGGTCCGGCGCTACGCCGAGCTGTGGACGATCTTCCACCACGCACCCCGTGTGCGAGGTGACGAGAAGTGAGTCTTGAACTGATCTTGGGCGCCGTCTTCGGCGGCGGCCTGGCCACTCTCATTGCCACGCTGGCTAGGGTGATAGACGGCCGCCGCAGAGGAAAAATAGAGTCGGAAGACTCTGTTATCACCCGTCTGGAGGCCGAGAACCGCAAGGCCCGCGAACGCGCCGATGAGGCTGAGATGGAGACCGAGGACTACCGCAAGAAGATGCATCAAGCCGAGGATGAGGCGGCTCGATACCGGCGAGCGCTGATCCAGAACGATATCCCGGTGCCCGGTGAGGGGACTGGCCATGTCCATTGATCCGACGTTGACGCCTCAGGCGAATCTGCTCGTCAACGAGCACAAACGCCAGCGCTCCCGCGATCGCCGGAACAGCTTCCTGAGTCGTCTGGGCATGGCGGGCCTCGGTGTAGCGATCTTCGCCGCCGCCTTCGCCATCCCCACGGCCAAGGTCGACGCGGTGACCCAGGCGAAGGACCACGCCGTCAGCCAGTTGGGAGCGATCAGCCCCGTGGCGAACAACTCGGCGGACAGCACGCTGGCGCTGTGCCTGCGCGGCGACGATGCAGCCAAGAAGATGGCCGAGAGCGGGGTGTGCGAGCTGGCCCGCCAGCTCAAGGCCGCCGCCGTGGCCGCCGCTCCCCCGCCGCAGCAGGGTGCCCAAGGCGTCTCGGGCCAGAACGGCCGGGGGATCGCCTCCACTTCGATCGTGGACGGCCACTTCCGGGTGACCTATTCCGACGGTGTCACCGAGGACAAGGGCGTCATCAAGGGCGAGACCGGCGCGGCCGGGCGCGGGATCACCGGCTCGACGATCACGAACGGCCACCTGACGCTGATCTACTCCGACGCCACCACCGAGGATGTCGGCCAGGTGGTCGGCAAGGACGGCGCCGAGGGCAAGGTGGGCGAGACCGGCAAGCCGGGCCGGGGGATCGCCAGCACCGCCCAGGTGAACGGTGACTTGGTGGTGACCTACACCGACGGCACCACGCAGGACGTGGGACCGCTCCCAAAAGGCAGTGACGGCCAGCCACCCCTGAGTTGGGTGGAGCACTTCGCCGACGGCAGCACGATGAACTGCACCCGCACGCACGACTTCGACCCGCAGGCCCCGCAGTACACCTGCGACCAGACTTCGGCGCCGCCGCCAGAAACGACCACGGTCACCCAGACCACCTCGGCAGGCCTGCTCGGCGGTCGCTGAGCTGTCACCCACTCACCTCGCGCCGCCCAATGGGCGAGCAGGAACGAGGTGAGCGGGTGTGCTGAAAAAGCGGGCGATCGCCCAGATCATCGACGCGATGGAGCATCCCCGGCGGGGGCTGATCCGCAACGCGGCGCGGCACGAGTTCCAGTACGAGCCCCGGCGCGGGATGATCTACGCCCGATCTCGGATGATCTCGAACCGGGTGAACGACAACTGGGACGGCTTCCCGGCCGAGGAGATCGCCTCGGAGAAGCCCGGCTATGGCTGGAAGACCTTCTTCGGCAAGCCCGCCTTCGTCAACCACCACAACGAGAACCATCGCCGCGCGCGGGGCGTGATCGTGGACGCCGCGCTGCACCAGCACAGCCAGCCGGACGGCAGCCCGGACATCTGGGTCGAGGGGCTGCACGAGATCGACGCCCAGACCTTCCCCCGGCTGGCGCGCGCCGTCCTGCTCAAGCGGATCGACAAGACCTCGATGGGAGTCGACGTCGACTACTCGGTCTGCTCGGCCTGCGGAAACAAGGCCAAGGACACCTTCAGCTACTGCCAGCACATCCCGGGGATGAAGGGCAAGAAGTACTTCGCCTCCGGCGGGCCGGGCAAGTTCGTCTTCGAGCAGTGCTTCGGCCTGCGGTTCTTCGAGAACAGTCTGCTCGTCGAAGACCCCGCCGACCCCACCGCCATGTTCACCTCCGCGCCCGTCGCCGGGCCCGGCCTGGAGCATCTCACCGCCGGACTCCAGCGGACGGCTTCGCGCCGCGCGCCGAGCCGGTTCACCCCCGTTGAAGACCTCGGCCCGCGCTTCGCCGAGTGGTACGAAAGGACCCGCGCATGACCGGCCCGCTGCTCTCGGAGTTCATCGTGCGCGAGGCGGCTCGCTACAGCCACCCGAGCGAGCACCCATGGTTCCAGGCGAACCCGGTCCACTCCGACCACATCGTGGACCACTGGAACCAGGCCACCGACGACGAGAAGGCCCAGGGCAAGCGCTGGTACCCGGACGCGCACCTGGTGGCCAAGTCGATCGCCAAGCTCGCGCCGGTCCGGCCGGAGAAGCTCCAGGATCACGCGGACCACTTGCTGAAGCTCTCCGATCACGAGCGTCGCAAGTCCTACGCCTTGCAGGCGGGCAAGCCGTTCAACGAGGAACCGCCGAAGGAGCCGAACGACCTGCGGCACCCGAACGGCGACGCGCACCTGGGCGCCTCGATGCTGGCGATCTACAGCCCGCAGCAGGGCTGGGCGGGCAACATGCACAACGCCGCTCGCGTGCTGCACGAGGGCAAGGGCATCGGCGGGCCGGGCTCGGGCATGTTCGCCTCGAAGAGCCAGGCGGCCTCGGCGGACAAGGTGCTCGCGGGCGGGCACATGCACGAGGCCGTGAGCGGTCCGAAGATCCGCGACTTCGGCCACCTGATCGAGCATGGCGGGGACGAACATCCCGAGGGCCACCCCGAGCACCAGTCGCACGTGGTCATCGACCGGCACGCCCTGGGCGTGGCCACCGGCAAGCGGCTCTCGAACGACGACTACGGCTCGGCGCCGGTGGCGGCCGCGTCCAAGCGCAAGGACGGCACCATTCCGCGCTCGGCGGGCTACGACCACGTGGTGAACGCCTATCACGAGGCGGGCAAGCGGATCTCTCAGAAGGAGGGCGAGCACATCCCCGGGCACGCGGTGCAGGCCACCACCTGGCTGGTCCGCCAGCGACTGAACCAGGAGGGCGAGAAGGCCGCCGCCGGATCGGACTCGAACGTCGACCGGCTGAACAAGGGTCGCGAGCGCTCCCGGCAGAACGCCGAGAAGGGCTGGCAGGACTTCCGGAAGCAGCACCTGCCGGAGATGGAACATGCCGGGCCGGGCACCGGCTACGCCAAGGAGTCCCGACGAGGTGGTGCCAGCTTTCGAGCGGCCCCGTAACGGGGTCCCCCACCTCGCCTACGGCGAGACGATCGCTCCGCCGAAGGTGGACACCCTCCGGGACGAGAACTGCCCGATCTGCGGCGAGGACAACGCCTACGACGGCCACCGCTGCTCGATCTGCGGGTACGTCGCGCCGCCGAGCCCGTTCAAGGACCCGGACCTGGGCATGGCCAGCCGGATCGACCTGCGTCACCAGCAGGACCAGTTCGACCAGTCGATGATGGCCGACCCTGACCGGATGGCCGAGCAGGAAGAGGGCGGCACCCTCATCTGCAACAACTGTGGCACCGAGTTCCCGCAGGAGCCGCCGGAGACCGTCGACACCGACGAGGCCGCGCCGGACGTCTCTGCCGAGGAGACCGAAGAAGGTGAGGGGGCCACCGAGGGCGACATCTGCCCGGCGTGCGAGAACGGCACCCTCGTGGCCCAGGACACCATGGCCGACGAGGACGCCCAGGAAGGCGTGATCGACCCCGAGGAGGATCCGGACGCCGAGGGCGAGAGTACCCCGTTCGGTGGCGCGGATCCGGACGCCGACGAGGACGAGGACGGCATCCCGGACGACGAGGAAGACGAAGACGAAGAGGAGCCGCCCGGCGTGGCGGTGAAGTCCTCCGACGGCCCCGAGGACGACGAAGACGAGGCCGACGACGAAGACGATCAGCCTGTCTTCAAGCGCAAGCCCAAACCCAAGCAGTAGAACCCCGAGCCTGCCGGGCTTGCCAGCGCGAGTACAGGCGGCAGCACTACGAGCGCACTACCCAGTGATCGAAGGAAAAGAGTAGGTCATGACCCGCACCGCACTGGCCGCACTGGCCGATCAGCAGAAGCTCATCGAGAGCATCGAGGCCACTCACCGTAAGCAGGCCTCGGCGACGAACGACAGCCTGGCGAGCGTCCTTCAGATCGTGAGGGACCAGCAGGGCCAGATCGCCCGGCTGACGGCCGGTCTCCAGTACCTGTCGCGGTACGCGGGCATCGAACCTCGGGTGGCCAGCGCGATGGGGCTGAAGCTCGTGCAGGCCGACGTGCAGAACCCGGCCCAGCCGATCCCCGAGCCGCCCGCCGGTCCGCCGACGCAGACCACGCAGGAGGTCAACACCCCGGAGGCCTTCGCCGACGTGCAGGCGCCGGGCCTGGTGCCGGGCTCGACCCAGGACGTGGCGGCCGACGGGACGACCACGAACTACACTCCGGGCGAGGATATCCCCGCTCCGGCAGTGCACCAGCTGGTCGATGTCACGCAGCCGGTCGACGGCACCCAGACGCAGCGGCCGCTGAATGAGACCAAGACCGAGACCGATGTCCGCGTGGGCGACCCGATGAACCCGCAGCGGGCCTTCCCGACCCAGCCGTGGATGCAGCCGCAGCGGACGACCGGATCGGTGCAGAAGTCGGCCCAGGAGATCGCCGACGACTCGGCGCTGCGCACCATGGCGTGCATCCGGCTGGCCAGGCTCCAGATGCGGGCGGGCATCGCCACGGCGAGCGAGGGCGCGGTGTCGCCGGACTTCGAGATCGCCGGGAAGATCGAGAAGGACGCGCGCATCTCGATCGAGGAAATCGAGAGCCAGATCGCCACGCTGGACGCAGTCGTGAAGAAGCAGGCGGGCTCCGACGCCGCGCGCAACCAGCGCCTCGTGCCGAAGTCGGCGTCCGGCCGCCAGGCCCCGTCGATGGTGGGCGGCGGCTCGGCTGCGGCGGTCGACGATGACGCCGAAGGCCTCTTCATGTGACCGAGTAGGCTCGCCAGAAAGGCCCTGAACTCCCCCTGAGTTCAGGGCCTTTCTCGTGCCATACGCCTGTTCAACCGCTCGGCGGAGCACCGCCAATGTGTGAAGAGAGGGACGCAACCCGGCGGCGGGGAGCCCTCCACCAAAAGAACCTCTTGCTGGAGGAGGGAAAGACACATGCTGAGGACCACGCTGGCCAACTCCTGGGCCAAGCGCACGCTGAAGCCGCTGTACGCGTTCTCCCAGAGCACCCCCAAGGCCGTGTTCCTGGACCCGGCGTGGATCGCGGCCCCGGCCGTGCCGATCTACGCGGGCATGGCGATGGCGAAGACCATCGGTGACGCGGTCACGCTCGTCGGCGACGGCACCACCGGCCCGCTCACGCCCTACGGCCTCGCGGCGTTCATGGAGGGTGTCCCGGGCATCGAGTCCGAGATCACCAACCAGGGCGGCCCGAACCCGTGCGCCGTCTGGGTCCTGGGCCCGGACTCCGAGTTCGAGGTCGCGGCCCCGGCTTTCGATTCCACGGCCACCTGGCTCGACCCGGGCACCGGATTCCCGGCGCTGGTGTACGCGTACACCACGACCGCGAAGCGGGGTCAGCTCTGCCCCGTCGGGGCAGGCACCATCGGCACGACCATCACCGCGAAGCCTGTGGCGCGTTTGCTGAAGGTGAGCAGCGCATCCAAGATCGTCATCGGCGGGCTCGACCCCAACTGGGCCAGCGACGTCGCCTGATCTGGCGAGAGCAAAGGAAGGAACAGAACGATGACCGCAGCTCTCGTCCAGACGCCGGGTCTGGAGGCGAACGGCCTGAGGAAGCAGGCCGCGCCGACCAAGTCCGACGACTACGTGGCCAAGCTGATCGAGCGCCAGGAGAAGCAGGGCAAGCTCACCTTCAAGGCGAAGACCGAGAAGCTGGCCCTGATCCTCCAGGACGGCACCAACGGCATCCGGCGCCTCGGCGTCGGCATGGTCGGCCCGATCCAGCTGAAGCTCCGCTACCAGGGCATCACCCGCAACGTCCTGATGGAGGACCCGGTCACCCCGGGCACCCCCGTCGAATACGACGTGTGGGACGACCTGGGCCAGGCGTACATCATGTCCGGTCACGAAGGCGAAGTCCGCATCAACGCCTTCGAGGGCAAGCGCGTGCCGATCCGGTTCTACCGGATCGCCTCGTTCCCGGCGATCCGCAAGGAAGACCTGGTCTACCTGCGGATCAACGCAGTCGAGCAGGCTCAGGACGAGACGAAGCAGAGCATCCTCAAGCAGGAGGATGCGCGGCTCATGCTCATCCTCCAGGCGGCGGTGAACGACTACGCGAACCGCGCCGACCACGTGGTTACCCCGGACCACCGGGTGACCCAGGCGGGCACGCAGTTCACCCCGGCGGCGCTCTACGCGGCGGTCTCTCAGACCGACATGCACGAGCTTCAGTCCTCGCGCCTGCTGGTCAACCCGATGGACTACCGGGACCTGTACAAGTGGACGATCAACGACACCGGCTGGGCCTTCAAGGACCGCGTCGTCGCCGGTGAGTCGATCACCAGCTTCGGCGAGTTCCAGATCCAGCGGTCGATCATCGTCCCGCAGGGCACGATCTTCCTGACCCCGGAGCCGAACTTCCTGGGTGTCTTCCCGGTGCTCTACTCGCTCGACGTCGAGGAGAACCACCAGGTCGAGTCGTTCTGGAAGGGCTGGGTGTTCGACGAGATGGTCTGCATGGCCATCCTGAACCCGCGCGGGCTCGCCACCATTACGAAGACTGTCTCCAATGCACCGATCACGGTCCCCGCAGCTCCCTGACCGACCTGATCAGCAGAGCGAAAGCCCCGGTTTCCCCACGTGGAGACCGGGGCTTTCGCCTGTCGACGGTCGCAGGTGCGCTGCCAATTCGCGAAGGGAACCAGACGAAGGAGCACCCGATGACCAGCACCATGTTCGTGCGCAACAACCAGCCCGGCCCCACCGTTCTGGACGAGGAGGGCTTCGAGTTCCTCCAGTGGGAGGGCCTGGGCAATCCGATGGGCGCCGACGTGCTGCCGGTGCCCTCCACCCTGGTGGACAACCACAACTTCCAGCGGGCCCGGATGCTCGGCATCTTCGAGGTGGTCGAAGCCGAGGAAGAGATCCAGGCCCTGCTCGACAAGACCAAGGCCGCCTGGCAGCGCCAGCAGGGCCAGCGCGCTGGCATCAACCTCGCGAGCCTCGGCCAGCTGCCTGCCGAAGCGGGCACGGTCCCCCAGGAGTTCGAGCAGTCGAAGCCCAAGGTCGGCCCCGGCGAGCTGCCCAAGTCGGTCGAGGTCGAGGTCGGCGTGGACACCGGTGACGAGACCGCGACCCCGCGCATGAAGACGATGCGCGTCTCCCTCGTCCGCAACGGGATCTGACCTCCCGTCCTCACAAAGCTCGGGGCCTCGGACCTCGGGAAGATCATCAGCAAAGGAGCAGGGAATGCCGACCGAGAAGTCCGAAAGCAAGCCGGAAACCACCGAGGACCCGGCCACCGACGAAGAGCACCCGCAGGACGCGTTGCGGCGTGAGGGCCTGCGGCTGAACCCGCAGTTCCAGACTGAGCACCTCGACACGACCGGCGGCGGTCCGGTGGACATCCACCGCATCTCCTCGGTCTTCGAGGAGGCCCGTCAGCACGCCGTCCGCGCGGCCGCGCTCGCCGCCGACGAGGACTACGCGCCGGACAACGTCGTGTTCTCCGACGACCACGACGAGGCCGACCGGCAGCGCGAGCACGTGCGCAAGCTGGCCGAGCAGATCCCGGACGAGGAAGCGGAACGCCGCCCGGCGGGCACCTACGCCGATGGCATGGGCGGCCCGTACGGCCAGGGTGTCGTTCCCACGGAAGACGACGGCGACAGCAAGGGCGAGGCCACCACGGCCAAATCCACCACGAGCAGCACCAGCACGGCGGCCAAGACCCCGGCGAAGTCGACTTCGACGAGCACCACCGCGAAGAAGACCGAGACGAAGTAGGGCCTCCGCCCCGAGGCAGGCCGGGTGGGTTCCCTTCCCCGCCCGGCCCCCTCCTCGCCCTGTTCAACCCCATGAGCGCATGAGGTAGAGATGACCGCGAGCAAGACCCCGAACCTCGGCCTGATGTCGCCGGTGCTATCCGACTCGTTCACTCCAGACGATTTCGCCCAGACCTTCGGGATCCTGGACCAGCACCCGGGTGTCGAGGTGGTCGCGAACCAGGCGGCCCGGCCGAGCAACCTGGGCTCCGCTCAGCACGGCCGGATGTACTGGCAGGCCGACTCGAACATCATGTGGGTCTGGACCCAGCCGGTGTCCAATGTGGCCGGATCCTGGCAGCGCTCCGGCACGAAGGGCTGGCTCGGCGGCGCGGGCAACGCGGCTCAGGTGAACACGACGGCGATCAGCGTCAACACCGCACCGACGATCGTCAACGTCAACACCCTCATCCCCGGCGGACGCCCGGTCCTGGTTCTCTACCGGTGGACCTTCATCGGCAACGACTCGGCGCGCTTTGCCACGATCAACCTGCTCGCGAACTCGTCGAGCGTGCAGGAGGCGCGGTTCAACGGCAACAGCTTCGGCCCCGCCTACTCCGCGTCTCTGCCCTACCCGCCCCAGTCGCAGATGCACGGCTACATCTACGGAGCGCCGGGCGCTCAGCAGAACGTGAACTTCCAGGTGAAGCTGCGCTGCCAGGACCCGGCCGTCGTCGGCTCGCAGCAGGGCGGCGGCACCTGCTTCATCATCGGCACTTCCATGGACGTCTTCGAGCTGTGAGGAGGAGCTGGTGACCCTGTCCGACAGGATCTGGATCAATCAGTACGACCCCTCCGTGCTGGGCATGCACGTCTACGTGCGCGGGCAGATCGGCGACCCCGATTCGAACCTGGTCCGGGTGACCATGAAGAGCGAGGACACCAGTGCCCCGGTCTTCACCAACCGGGCGGCCACCCGCGCCGACGTGGGCGCCTACGAGATCCAGTTGACCTCGGATGAGACGGCGGCCATCGGCCCCTTCGCGCTCACCTGGTCCTACACGCTCGACGGCACCGGCGAGAGCTACACGACCCATGTCCAGGTCGGCGAGTTCAGCCCGGATTACGCGGCGCTCTCCGACGGCATGAAGGGCGTCGTCGAGCAGGGCTGGAACCGCTTCGAGGACCTGTTCGACTCGCCACTGGGCGGGCCGAACCTCCAGGTGTACGCCCAGAGCCATTTCAATCGAGGCCGGATCGCGCAGCTGTTGCGCTTCGCCGTCGGGCGGCTGAACACCGCCGCCCAGCCGTACCAGACCTACACCCTCGACGGCGACGGCGGCGCGGCCTTCCCGCTGACCCAGTGGGGCGCCTTGCTGGAACAGGCGCTCTACGTCGAGATCCTCAAGCACCTGCGGCGCTCCTACGTCGAGCAGCCGCTGCTGATGGGCGGCGAGGTCACCCGGCATGAGCGACGGGACTACATGGACCGCTGGAGCCAGGTGCTCTCCGACGAGCAGCAGCAGCTGAAGGAGCAGCTCGACGTCTTCAAGATCCGCTCCATGGGCCTGGGCCGCCCGGCCATCCTCGTGTCCGGCGGCGCGTACGGCCGCTCTCCGGCAGGGACGCGGTACATGGGCACCCGAGGGCGGCCGCGCTTCTACCGGCCCGGACTGTACTGAGGTGACCGGTGACTCGATACCGATTCCCCCAGGACCGGGCGACCTACCTCTATGGCGATGACCTGGCCCCGATCTTGACGCCGCCGCGCACGGCCGTGGTGGTCTACGCCGACCAGGCGCTGACGACTCCGGCCGACATCACCACCCCCGAGGGTCAGGCAATCGCCCTGAGCACGCTGTACACCGCCCATGGGCTCTTGCCGGAGTTCCTGGGCCCGGACGCCGTCACGCGGCTCTGGACGGGCATCCAGGGCGGCACCGCGTACCCCTTGGACGCGCAGGCCTCGTCGCTGCTGGAGAACAGCGGCGTCGGCGGAACCGCCCGGCAGCTGTGGGCCACCGGCGTGGCGGCATCCGCGCTGTCAGGCCACCGCGTGGTGACCCCGGCTCCGGACGGCTTGCTGGACTACGCCAGCAACGACGACGTCGGCGACGTCAACGCGCCGCTGTGGGTCACGGCCAGCGCGGCAAGTCAGGGCTCTGAGGTAGAAGCGCTGATGTTCGGCTCCATGATCGAGCCGACCTGGACCTGGACACCCAGCCAGCCCGTGTACCTCGGCACCAACGGCGTGCTGACCCAGACTCCCCCGGCCGCTCCGGGGGCGGTGTTCCTCGCGCAGGTGGGCATGGCTACCAGCCCGATATCCCTGTTCGTCGACCGCAGCCCATCGATCAAGATCATTTAAGGAGACGACCATGGCGGACAAGTACCTCTACAACAACGCGGGGACGATCACCGAGAAGGCGGCCATCGTCACCTCGGCGGGCGCGGGCGACACTGGCAAAATTCCTGCACTCGACGCGACCGGCCGGATCGACAACTCGATGATGCCGGTCGGCATCGGCGCCGACACCGCGACGATCACCGCTTCCGAGGCGCTGGCCGCCGGAGACCTGGTCAACGTCTGGAACAGCACGGGCGCCAAGGTGCGCAAGGCCGATGCATCCACGGCGGGCAAGGAGGCCCACGGTTTCGTGCTCGCGGCCGTGTCCAACGCCGCCGCCGCCACGGTCTACTTCGAGGGCACCGATACGCAGGTGACGGGCCAGACGCCCGGCGTCGTCTACCTGTCAGCAGCGACCCCGGGCGCGGCCACCGGCACGGCACCGTCCGGTACTGGTCAGGTCGTTCAGCGGGTCGGCTTCGCCACCTCGGCCACCGCGATCAACTTCCAGTCGCTTCCGCCGGTCGTCCTGGCCTGATGACAGCACGGCGTCCACTCGTCACCGTCAGCGGGACCATCCAGGAGATGCCCTCTGGCGATGTCGTCGCGCCCGGAGTCCAGTTCGCACCGGTCACCCTGACGGACGCAGCCACGGTGGCCACCAACGCCGCGCTGGGCAACCACTACCGGGTGACCCTGGGCGGCAACCGGACGCTGGGCAACCCCACCAACGCGGTCGATGGCCAGCGCATCCTCTGGGAGTTGATCCAGGACGCCACGGGTAGCCGGACGATCACCCTTGACACCAAGTTCGTGCTGGGCACCGACCTGACGGCGGTGACCCTCACGACGACGGCCAGCAAGCGCGACTTCCTGGGCGCCTTCTACAACTCCGCGACGGACAAGTTCTACGTGACCGCTTTCGTAAAGGGGTACTAATGCCTTCGCTCCCAATTTCAGTCTCTTTCGAGCTGGATCATGTCACGGTCACCGAGCCTACTGCTATTGGCGGCGACAACTACTGCAACTACTCGCCGCCCGAAGGCTGGGTAATCCTCAATTGGGGGTTCACTAGCCAATTCGATGGCAATCAAGTAAATAGCGGTTTTACATTGCGGGATGCCTACATTTTGGATACTGGGGTATTTTTCGGCAGCATCGCAAGTACGTCCTTTACTGACCACATCCAATGGCACTTCACCCTACTCAAGGTGGGGTGATCAATGTCGCTGGAGGGTGCCTACAGCTTCGACGTCGATGGGACGGACTTCTCCGGCAACGGCCGGACCCTGACTTTCGGCGCCAACGCCGTATCTGTCGCGGGCGGGCATACCGGCAATGCCCTGGGCAAGACCGGCGCCACGATGCCGGTCTTCCCGGGCTCCCTGCTGACTGCCACCCAGACCGACGACCGGTGCGTGATGTTCTGGGCAAAGAACAACTACGTCAATTGGTGGGTGCGCTGGGAAAAGGATGCGATCAACTCTGGCACCTGGGGTGTCGTAAACATCAATGGAACAATGGGCGTTCAAGCTCGCCGAGCTTCCGATGACTCGTTGTTAGCCAGGCCTACTGGAACATCGCCCTCCGCCACCTACCACCATTATTGTGCGACATATCTCCGTTCAACAGGAGCTTGTCGTATGCTTTTGGATGGTGTCCAAACCGGCATCCAATCTTTTGCAGCAGGTACTCAGCTCACGATCAACGCTGACCGAATCAACATGGCTGAGTGGTCTAACACTGGACCCACCATCGACGACCTGCGCTTCTTCTCGCATGTGCCCACCGATACCGAGATTGCGACCTACCGGGACACGGCGGTATCCGGCGGTCCCTCCCCGTACGTCACGAGCGCCTTCATGGCCTACTTCTGAGAGGTGCTCGATGCCCCTTCCGATCCCGCAGCCGCCTGCCCCGAGCGCGGCCACCGGCGAGCGCTTCTACGTCCGCGCCCCGCAGAACTGGGCGATCGACCAGGAGCGCTACCGGCATGATCAGGCGCTGTGGAGTCTCGGCGAGTACTCGATCTTCTACCTGATGTGGTCGCTGCTCGACTTCGAGGCAGGTTTGGTGACCCGCTGCTCGCGCTGCTACGGCGCCAGCGGATCCCTGGACGATCGCAAGGCCCGGGTCTACCAGCAGCCCTCGATCAACCGCTGCCCGGACTGCTTCGGCACCACCTTCGAGGGTGGCTACCGGGCGCGCATTGTCCGGCCCGCGCTCTGGGCCGACAACGACGAGGACGAGAAGCTCAACCGGCAGGGCGTCGTGCACCCCGAGTCGGTGAATGTCGAATCCACCTGGGACTTCCGGATGCGCGAGGGCGACTACATCATCCGGGCCGACGCCTCCCGCTGGCGGCTGCCCGCCGCGCCACGCCGGACCACGCTGCGCTCGGGCTATGACCACCCGGCCCAGGCCGATGCGGCGATCACCTATGCCCGGATGCAGGCCCGGCTGGAGGAACCCGGCACGGTGGCCTACCTGCTGGAGCCGAGCAGCAAGGTCGGCCTGCACACCCTGCTGACGACGCACAGCGACTTCCCGCGACAGTTTCCGGAGTTCGAACAGATCCGGGCGCCGTTGATCCCGAGCGATGGGGTGATCGACTGATGGTCAACTACGTGCTGGATCTGCTGGCTGGCCCGGAGAGCCAGCTGGCCTTCCGGGCTATCGACGCCGAGGTGAACCCCACCTGGCGGCAGTTCTACTGGAACGACGCCACCGGCTTCCTGGATCTGAAGAGGCTGAGCGACGACGAGGTGGCGGACTGGGCGCCAGTGCATCTGGCTCCGGACATGCTCTCGCGGCCGGTCGAGGGCGCGCTCGCGCAGGTCGCCGAGTCCCGCGTGGCGATCCGGATCCCTCCGCACGCCGATTGCCCGCCGGAGATGTCCTGGCTTGGGTGGTGGATCTCGGCGGCAGCGGGGTTGACGGTGCAGCTGCTGAGAGAGACCGAGGTCCTCGACTGGACGCCGCTCTACGCGGAGCGAGACGGAGAGTAACGAAAGAAAATGAAGCTCCAAGGCGCTGACCTGCGAAGTTGACACAAGGGTAGCGAAACCGCCACCCCTGTGCAAATACAGAAAGTGACGAAATGGCCTCCATCACCGCGCAGATCCTCCGACTCGGGTCCGGCACCCCCGACCGGATGGTGATGCGCGCCGAGGGGTACGGCCGGGACGTCACGCGTTACCTCGCGATCGACGCGGTCTACACGGCCCGGATGAGCATGCCGCGCGTCACCGGCGCCACGGCCAGCCGCCTGACACCGATCTACGAGGAGGGCTGGTTCGGGATCTACTTCCCGGACAGCTGGACCTGGTTCATGGAGCAGGGCACCGGCCCACGCACCATGCGGAGCCTGGCGGGCAAGACCGTGCCGATGTGGGTGTCCGACGAGGACGGCCGGATCCGGGCGAAGAACCCGAAGACCCGCGTTCGCACCACGATGGACGGCCGGACCCAGGTGCTCATCTTCCGCCGCGCGGCGCCGATCGGGCAGCGCAAGCAGGTCCGCCGCCGGAACAAGTGGACTGGCGAGATGGAGACCGTGTGGACGGTGGCCAGTTACCCGGGCGCGCCCGGTCGGATCAGCCGCCGCTCCGACGGCATGGGCTGGGGCCGAGGAGCGTCCGGCCAGATCGCAGCGGGCAACGTCGGCGTGCGCTGGCGACACCCGGGCCTGCGCGCCCTCCAGTTCCTCAACGCCGCGCTCTCCGGAGTGGCCTTCCGCTCGAATGTCCCGCTTACCACCGTCTACGCGACCGACGCGGCCGAGTGGGAGCACTTCCTGACCCGAGGAGGGCTCTGACATGTACCGAGTTCCGATCAAGGCCGCCGTGGTCGAGGCACTGGAGTCGGTCTTCACCGACACCCACCCGAACGCCGACTTCCGGGGCCAGAACAAGCCGCTGGTGTCCATCGAATACCCGGTGAAACAGGCGCACTACCCGGGCATCTGGGTGCAGTACGCCGATGACTCCGAGCTGAGCATCGCCGGGATCGGGCACGTCGAGACGGCTGTGGACGAGGTAAACAACCGGCTCATCGAGTACAGCCGCTGGATCTTCTCGGGCTCGGTGACGATGACCATCGTCGCGCTGTCGAGCTACGAACGGGACCGGCTCTTCGACGAGGTCGTCCGGGTGTTCGTCGGCGCCCGCTTCAACCCCGCGTTGGCCAGCTTCCGGACCAAGATCGAGGGCAACGACCTGATCGCGGTCAACGCGAACTTCGACGACATCGAGCCGATGGGCGACGCCACGCCGATCGGCACCCCGTGGGGCACCGACGAGATCATCTATGAGATCTCCTGTCGGTTCGACGTGCGCGGCGAGTTCCTGACCGATCAGCTCAACACCGCGCTGGTCCCGCTCTCCGGAGTCACCTTCATCGACTACGTCGAGGGCAGCCCCGAACCACCGTGGCCCGGTCCCGGCTCACCGACGGCGCCGCCCACTCCGGGCAACTGGGACCGCACCAACTGGACCTGATCATCCTGTCGGCTCCCCGGGTGCCCAGCCCAACTGACGAACGAGCACCTGCTGCCCGGAGGGGTCGATGACCGCCAGTATCGATTTCAGCCAGTATCGCCACCCTGGCGTGTACGTGGACGCCGGTCAGACCCCCACGATCGCCACGGCCGGGGTTGCTCCTACTGTCGTGTGCATCGTCGGGTCCGGTGTCGGCTACAACACCTTCACCGAGACCATCAGCTTCGCCGCCGGAAACGCGGTGCAGCTGACCAAGCGCGGGATCAACCCGGCAACAATCCAGATGCGCGGGTACATCACCGACCCGAACGCCACCGGCCAGAGCATCCCGTACCTGTTCGCGCCGGACGTCGGCGCGGTGACGCACGACTACGCGGTCACCACGAACACCTCGGGTGGCACGGCGAACTCGACCACGACGGTCACCAAGTCGTCCGGCGGCAAGATCGAGACCGCGTACCCGCAGGTCACGGTGACCTACCAGTACACCGACGCGAGCTACCACTCGCTGAACTTCTTCGAGGACTACACCTCGATCGTGGAGACGTACGGCCCGGCCCTGGACCCGACGACCGGCGCCCTGGTCAGCCCGATCACCTTCGCCGCCGGAGTGGCCATCCTCAACGGCGCGAACCAGATCTACGCCATCGCGCTCGACCCCGCGATCGGCACCGTAGCCCAGCAGTTCTCCGACGCCTACCAGACGCTGTCGGCGAACAACATCAACGTGAACCTGGTGGTTCCCCTGTTCGACGGGGTAACCGACCAGGCGGCTCTCGGTGGCATGCTCGCGACGCTAAACGCGGCCCTCCAGGCGGACGCGAACAAGGGCATCCTGCGGATGGCCATCTGTGGCCTCGACCAGACCTACGTGGGCACGATCGCGAACGTGGCGGCCCTGGCGAGCGGCATCGGCTCCAGCCGGATCGTCATGGCCTACCCGAATCAGCTGGAGTACTACAACGGCGTCCTGAACCAGACGGTCACCGTGGACGGCTTCTACCTCGCGGCCGCCTACGCCGGGGTGGTC